ATCAACTGCAGTTGAGATTTGAATCAGTAACTGCTCAAGAGAAGTTTCTGATAAATCTGCCGCTGTAGATAATGTGTTAGAAGCAGTACCACCGCCACCTAGTGGGTGAGAAGCAGACAATAATGCCACGCCATCGCCACCTACTGAAGTAGTAGTTGCATTGTTAAGGATGTTTGCACCTTTGATTTCTTTAGTGTGTTGCATTGATCTTGCTAAAGCTTTAGCATATTTAGCTCCTAAAGATCCGTACAAACCATCTTCTTCAGCTTCCTCAGTAATTGAGAATGCTAAAGCTACAGTTTCATGCACGTATCTTGAAACGAAGCCTTCTCTGCCTGACTCGTAAGATATTGCAGCACCTTCAGCTTTTGTAGGTGCAGCACCGAAGCCGACCATTTGTACGTCTTCTTCGAATGCTTTTTGCGATTGCTCGATAGAGTAGATTTCTCTCCATTGTTCTGGATATCTATCATACTCCATACCAAACACGGTATTTAAACCTAGATTGAGCTGTTTGGTAAATAGTGCTCTATTTAATGCCATGGTTCAATCTCCTTATACACCAGCACCAGCGCCGCCTACTCCGTATAGTGATTTATTAATAACCACTTCTACTTTAGCGTCTGCGCCAGCAGCATTGTTTGGTTCATCAACCAGTCTTAATATTCTTAAAACTAAAGACCCAGTACCTAAAGTAGCTATGTCTAATTCGTCTGTAGAATATCCGAAAGTTGAATTGTACGTTCCAATAGTAACGTTTGCTAACTCACCAACATTGGCTGCAGCAAAAGTACCATTACATTGTACTTTGTAAGTTATGTTTGGATCATCATATACATAAGCTTTTACAGTTGTGTTTGCTTTCACTTCTGTATTTGCGTTCCAAACTTTAGAGAACTTTACGTCTCCAGTAGAGTTTTCAATATACTCAACTCCATAGAATACGCCTAAAGCATTTCCGCCAGCTGTTCCTCTGATCACAGTACCGTCTGTAGTCATAGTAACTAAGTCGCCACTCGCAAGAGTTGCAGCATAGCCGTTTGCAATAGGATATTCTTGGGGTCTGATAACTCCACCTGTTAAGTGTCTCAAAGGTATAAACCCTTGAGGGGCATTTACATTTGCCATAGTTATAACCTCCTAAGTTATATTACAGTTTTACTCTTTAAAGCCGCCTCTTGTAACTGAACTCTTGAAGGTTTTAGTTATCGGATTTCCAGGTTGTTCTACTTTGTGAATATCTTGTTCGACTGATCGCATTAAGTTTTCAGTCATTTGTGCGTAATATTCATTACGTTGGTTTACCATTTCTTCTGGCATTTCACAGAGTACCATTCCTTCAATTCCAATAAAACCAGCAAACTTGCCATGTTCTATCGTAGGAAAGTTTTGAGCATTCTTGACCGTTTTAAGATCACGAGGTTGCCAACCTTCTCTCATACGTTTAGCAACGTTTGTTGGCTGTTCCTGTCCTAGTACCATAGTTGCAATCCATCTCTGTTTGAAACCGGGTCTTGGTTCAGGAGCTTCAAGTAAATTACTTGGGCGCCATTGTGAAACTCTAGTTGATTGTTCAACTCTAGTTTCGTGTTTTATTTTATTGTCTTTATTCATGTCGTGCTCCTATCTTGTCACGTATTGGTGCTAAAGTTTTTTACTTCTTTAGCAAACCGTTTTAGTGCCGCTTCATCATTGATATCAATGCCGAAATTTCTAGCTGTTGCTAGATCATCCGCAGTTAGCTTTACTCTATTACTGTTCTCAGCTTTTTTACGACTGACGCCAGCAACTGGAGATTGCACTCTGTTAGCTTTTTGTACCACATTTTGGTCATCATTGGAAGTGTTTTCGTCTGATTTTGTGAAGTATTTAAGACCACTACTTTTTAGTCGTCTATTCATTTCTTCATAATATTCAGGGTCATTCACATCCCACCCTTCTTCTGTTAACTCTGCATCAATTCCATATGCCATAGCTGTTTCTTTTCTATAACCAGGCTTATTGAACCATTTAGAGTTTTCTTTTACCCAATCTTTTGCTAAAGGAGGAGTTTTAATATCTTTTTTCTCCTCTTTTTTAGGTCTTGATTCGGCATATTCAGAAGTTCTTTGCATTTGACCTCTTAAATCAGCCATTTTTTCGTAAAGTTCTACTTGTTTTTCAGTATTACCTTCTTCAATAGCTGTTTTAAGCTCTGCAGATACTGACTTATGTTGGTTGCTGAGTGATTTATTGGCTATATCATAAGTTTTAGCTTCTAAATCGGCTAATCTTTGCTCTAACTCAACAGCTTTTTGTTCAGCTTCTGCTCTTTTTGCCACTTCTTTTGCAATTCTTTTACGAACTTTCTCTGAATAAGGCATATCTTCAGAGTAAGGAGGTGCTTTTGGTTTTTCCTCTTGCTTTATTTCTTCTTTCTCTTCATTTTGAGCTTCAGCAATATACTTGTCAATTGGATTTTCAGGGACTTCAATTTCTTTATCCGCTGCATTATCTCCTAAATTAACTTCTAATTCTTTCTGCTCTTGCTTTTCTTCTTCTATCATAGTTACTCCTATGTTGTCGTTAGTCTAAACTAACGTGTATTATAATTGTTGAGATACTACTTCTGGATTATCTAATGTAGCAAGTATCTCATCGTCATTAATTATTACCATTTTGACTTTTTGTACAGAAATTTTTGCTCCTGCATAACGACCAAATACTACCCAATCTCCTACTTTACACCAAGGAGCTTTTCTATCGGAATAACATTCGGGTCCCATAGCAATAACTTGACCGACAGAATTTAAATAACTTTGTTGTTCTTTACTATTATCAGTTAATATAATTCCGCCTTTTGTTTTTTCAATTACACCTCGTGGTCTAATTAAAATTCTATATCCAGCAGGTATGGGTACCTTTTCTGGAGTAGGCACATCACTATCTGTTGCCCATATATCTGCGTTAATCATCTTCTTCTATTGTTCCTTTCTTGTATAGTTCAATAGTTTCATTAATTATTTGTAATGACTTATCCAAACCTTGTGCCATACCATGCACTCGTTTGAATTCTTCTATGTTCTCTACACCTTTAGACAACAAATTTTTACCTAAATCTTCTTTATAGTCTTTGATCTGTTTTTTGATTGCTTGAATCAGCTGTTCCATTTTCTAGTTCTTTCTGTATTGTTTCTAATAAATCATCAAAGCTAGATCCCATTTCTTGACTTACTTTTGCAAATAATCTAGGTTTCACAACTTTAATTGATAAATTTTTATTCTCTAAATACTTTTTAGCTTGTCTAATCGTTTCTGCTTTAACAGCCATATTACTCTTCACGTCTTGCTACTTTCGATGCTGTCTCCACTATCTTAGCTTTTGTTTCGGCATCTTTTCTAGCATTTTGTCTTTCACTATTTTTAATACCTTCTTGGAATCTTGCTTTTCTAATATTTAATTCTTCCGCTTTTAATTGTAATTGAGCTTGCTTCTCTTGTTGTTCCATTTGCATTTTTTGTTGCTCAGGACTTTGTGGCATAGAGCCCATTAGATTTTGTGCAGCTTGTGCAGCAGCGGCTGCAATTCTATTTTCTTGCTCAATAGAAATTTCTTTAGGTGTTTCATCATTAAGTTCTCTATTAAATTCACCAGAAGATGTTGGTATACCTTGAGGCATTTGAGCTTGCATTTGTTGTTGATATAAATAAGCAGTGTGTTGACCGATATGTGCTAACATCTGTCCATATAAAACTTGTTTAGCTTCATCACTTCCTGCAAATCTAGGGTCTTGTATAAATTGTTGGTGCACCATAATATGTGCAGCATGATCTTGTTCTTCAAATACTTTAATGGGTTTACCATTCAGTAGAGCCATATTCTCTGACACCGGATCACGTCTTGGTATATCTTCGTCCTCAATAATTAATTCATTATATTCAGGAATATTTAATGATTGTAAAAATCTTCTATAAGCTTCTTTTACATCAATAATATTAGGTGCTTGTTGTGCTAATTGAAGTCCAGTTTGTGCTAGTGCAATTCGCTGAGCCTGACTAAATATATTAGGATCGCTAACAGGGACAACGTTGATAGCACTATCAAAATCTTTTCTTCTGATAGTTTTACTTTCTCCAATAACTTCATAAGGATAGACATCATCTAGGTATTCTCCATTTAGTTCGTAGATTAATTTAAATTCTCTACCTTGTGCTTGGTGTAATCTTTTATGTATAGCAGAGAATACTTTACTCCCTTGTTCAATTAGAGCTATCGTAGTTCCAACTGGACCACTACCTGCAGATTGACCTACCATAGCGTCTGCAATACTTGCAAAACGTCTTCCTGATTCTGTAAGTACGCCTAATAAATTTAAGAGAGTTGGTGAAGGTTCTTTAAAGGGAAGAGGGATAAATGACTTACGAAGATCATCTCCATAAGCTTCAACCTCCACCCACTCTCCGGGAGAAACTGTTATATCGCCACCTTCTATTCTTGCACCTTTAGCTCTAAAGCCACCATTTAAATTACTAAATGCAGCTGAATCTAATAAAGCTCTAAGTGCTCCAGTAGAAGCGTGTTGTAAACCGCCGATCATTTGAATTAAACCAAAGCCGTAGAATCCTAGACCTGGTAAATATTTATAATGAATAAAATAAGTTCTTTTTCTTTTTAGTGTATCATCTTCTTTCCAATTTCTTCTAATCGCTAAAATTTGTTCAGAATCATAATCAATAGTTATAATGTAAGGTAAAGCGATTCCATTATCATCTTCACCTAAATCTAAATTAGTATGTACTTCTAATACAGTATGAATTTTATCAGAAGCTGAAGACGTCATTCCCTCTAATTTTTGTACAGTCTGTTCTATTTGATCTGTATTTTGATCATTTTCATTTTTACTTAAAGCTACGTCTTTATAAAATCCTGATATTTGATATTTTTTAATTTCATTACGAGATAGTTTCATTACTTGTGTATATCTCTCTGCAGTTTCTAAATCTGTATTTTGATATGAAATAACAAAATCTTCTGCGGGTACAAACTTACTACAAATTCTATCTAGCGTATTATCAAAATAAATTTTCTTAAAAGCAGAACCAGCTAATGCTAAATAAAATAACATTTGATCTAATTCATTAAAGTAATCTGTAATTTGAGATGTTACTTGATAATTCATAAAGTCTTGAACACGTTGAGCTTGTTCAACTTTCTTATCAGTTTGTTTTCCAATAATTTGTGTTTTTACAGGACCACCTGCGGGAAACATTTCAGCAATAGCTCTAGCTTGAAACTGAGTTGCTGCTTCTGACATTAATGGATGATGAACACCCGAAGCTCCAGGAAAAGGATCATTTCTATCTTCGACTACTACGCCGAGCATCTTTAATCCTTTAGAGTATTGATCTTCCCATTGCTTTCTTGAAGACTTATCATCTTCATAAGCTTTAATTAAATCTTTACCAATACCTCTAACTTGAAACTCATCTAGTTCTTCTGCTAAATTAGAATAGTGATTGGATTCAAAAACATCTTCATCTTTTTCAGTTTGTTCTTGATCTACATCAACTAAAACTTTTTCACCATCTTCATTGGTATAAGAAAGTTTCTTTTTTTCTAATTCAACTTCTAATGCCATTATTTTTTCTTTTTAGTTTTTTTCTTTTTCTTCTTAGGAAACCCTGCTTTCATATTTGCATATGCTTCTGGTGTAATAGTTGATTTTGATTTAGGTCTACTAATTCCTTTTTTTCTTCTCTTGTTGATATTTGCATATAATCCTGGTTTACTCATAATGTTTTTAAATCCTCCTCTATTTAGCACTTTTTTTCTTTTTTGATAAACCTGCTTCCGAAAGAGCTATTGCGACAGCTTGTTTTCTTGATTTTACTTTTGGTCCTTTTTTAGAACCAGAATGAAGTTTTCCTTTTTTATATTCCCTCATTACTTTAGCAACTTTTTTTTGCTTTTTATTTTTTTTCATAAATACATAATACCTCCTGGTTCATACCAAAATACAATCTATCGTTACTTTATAAACAAAAAAATCGCCAGAATAAAGTAAATTATCCTGGCGATAAACAATGAAAGGTATTATTTGTCGAACATAGCTTTCACATCAGATGCCCAATCTTTCCAAAATTGAGATACTTTGCTTGAATAGCTAGTCCAAAACTCTTTTGATTTCTTATAATCAATAAAATCTAATGGATTAAACATGTCTAACTCCTTATTAATATTTATATACTATATAGATATGATTTTGTAAATTACTAGGCCTATTGCCTCCATTCGCACTCTTCATATTCATTATTATAGTCGTATTCTTGAAAAGATCCAGCATTTAAAGGCATTTTATTTTAATTTAGATAAAGCTTGCGCAATAGTATCTAATTTATTTGGATATTTTTCTTTATTTGTACAGCTTACTGCCATTAAAAAACAAGAAATAATAATGATCCATAAAACTGGAATAGTGTGTTTTGGTTTTAATTTCATTAATGCTCCTCAATTTTTTCTATTCGTTTAATACCATGTTTATCTACATATACTTTAGCTTTGACTACAGAACATTTAACATGTGAATTACCACTATCAGTATTTCGTTCTATTCTTCTTTTAGTTTCAAGACACTCCGATAATGATTCTTTATGTGAATGTTCTATCATTGTATCGTTTAAAAATAAACAAAGTGCCAC